CCTTGAAAAGAAGCAGCCCGGGCTACCTGTTGGCTGTTTGACTGAACGCATCAAAACAGAAGCCCTGATAAAAACGGTGGAGGCGGTTGTCACCGCGGATGAACCAAAGCAGCAACTGGAAGCATTTACCACGGCAATGATAAGTGTACTTCCTGAGCGCCAGTCAAAAAAACATTTAGCCGGTTTAGATTTGGGCAAACAAGAGCCCACTAACTCATTAAAATACAGAGCAGCGGCATGAGTAAACGAATGAATATGTCAATCTAAAAAAACTTCGGAATCGAGTATCAATACTTAACTTGTAGTAATGCAGTTTCATCGTGACACTCATGGTGCTCATTTCACCGGGTTTTAACGAACCCATATCCACTTCACTGACCAAGCCAGTACCGATCACTTCAAACGGCTTCACCTCATGGCTATTACCTTTTTGTAAGCCGCCTTTGATTTTGACCGGTAAGCCATCATTACCCTGCTGTAGTCCAAAGTTTTCCAGCACAGTGGCATTCATGTCTTTAATACTAAAGGTGAGTTCTAAGCCTTCCATACCCACCATAATGGGCACTGGACCGTCCATGCCACCCGCATAAAAGTCTTCGGTTTTCGCCGTTAATTTCGGTGGGGTGATTTCTTCAATCACCCCGCGCATACTGACACCATCCAACCACAGACAGCCGTTATGGAGTTGATAACCTGCAAGCATGATTTAATTCCCCAGTAAGTTTTCATAATAGCGATCGGTCATGGACGACCTAAACACAACATGTTCAGCGGGTGCCGGAGGGGTAAAGTCAAAATCAAAATACACTTTACCGGCCGCTAAATTCTCCGGTGTATTTAATTCGTCGTTCGGATAGCATTCGCCGCCTAATATCGCACCCAATGCGGTTAATGTGCGCAAATAGCGATTCACGCCTTCCGATACATCGGCGAAATACGTCTTGGTAATATTCCGGTCTACCGCCCACAAGTGAGCACGCAATAATGAATCTTCGATAATGGCCTTGGTCCTCACCACATTAACAAAGGCCCATTTCGGATCTGAAATACAGGTGGTGCGGTTACCCCAGAGTCGATAACCATTTTCCTGAATAATGGTGGTGATATGATTTTCGTTGAGTAAATTGGCGCGGCAATTCGCATCCCCCAAGGTGAAATCAATGGGGCGGCTAGTACCAATAATGCCATTAATTTGCTTATTCGACGGTGAATGCCAAAAGCCTTTATCGTTATCCACTTTCGCCATCAGTCCCGCCACATACGACGATGGTGGTCTGTCTACAGACTGATTAGTATGAATATCCCAAACCTGCACCCAGGGATCAATTAAATACGCATAACGACTGTCATATTTATTTTTATACTGAATGGCTTCTGCACCCGTAGTATTCGGGCCATCCAGAATGGCCATGCCATTAAGTTGATTGGCGATCATGTCCAGTGCTTTACCCACCGGCTCTAATTGACTGTAACCAGGAGTAATCAGCAAACGGGGTTGTACACCTACCACAGATTTGGCTGCAGATAATGCATAAATACCGGTGGGTGGATCACTCTGACCATTACCGACTAAAGCACTGATTTGTTTGGCTTCCTCGCTTTCTTCCTTGACGCGAATAACGACTACTAACGCGCCAATCTGATCAAAAACCCCTTTAATAGCCGCCGGTAATGTGCCTTTATCACCTAGCTTTGTGGCTTCGCGTAAGGAGCCAGCGATTAATATCGGTTTATTTTCCGGAAAAGCCTGTTCATCTGCTTCGGGAGCGGTACCCACTAAACCAATGACAGAGCTTTTAACGGTACGAATTGGGCGCGGGCCGCTATCAATTTCCACGACCTCAACGCCATGTAGGAATTGTTCAGGCATGGTTCACCTTTAAATAAATGGACTGATTAAAAAAAGATTTAAGGAGAGAGGAATTAATGTCTATTAGGCGTCTGTGGTTGCAATGTTGGTCGTGGACGTCACATTGTGTGCTTTTTGTAATTCAATATTGGGATACCACTGCCCTGGGTTATCAATATGGCCGGTAATCGCGGCGGGTAACGCGATTAATACTTCACCGCTATCGGAATCGCGGTAAGGATGAATATGGGTATAGCGACCAAAACCTGCTGGTGAAAACTGTGTACGACAAAACGTCCATTTGCCTAAACGTGCCCCCTCACACCATACCCCCGATGCACGGCCTGCGAGGACTTTGACAAAGGCACCAATCGTGATAAACGTATTTAAGGGTATTGCCGATGCGGCTGAGTCCGCCGTATTGGGAAACGCTAGCCAGTAACTGATCGGCTCACGCTTGGTCCAGCTCAGTTTGATCACATTAAACGGCATGCGATAATGATCGTGGATATGCATATCCACGCCAATATCAAGCCCCATCTCTTGCAATAAGGCCATTTGGTCTGCGGTTCTATCCTTGGGATTCGCTTGAATGCGCATATGCACTGAGGCTTCAACATCATCATGTATTTGAAAATTAAAGGGGTGTTTTTGGGGATGATTTTCGTTTATTTCTAATTGTTGGTTATGGGTAATCACAATCCTCGGCAATAAATACAAGGTTTGATTTAACTGGTTATTAATTTTGGTAATACACTGCGCCATTTGTTGGTCAATATCCGTGATTTTATTGTTCACAGCGGTGGTTAATCGGTTACAGGCTAATACCGTTTCTGCTAATTGATTTTCAATACTCATGATGAAACCTTTTATTTTTCCAGTTGGTTGATACGTAAAAACAACTCAATATGCCGATGCATATTATCGATGGTCGCAGCCGCCATGGTGGCCAGTTCGTTGACCAGCAATAAATTAATATTTTCAGTGCCCACCACCACGTTGATGCTGTTGGTGGGGAGTGGTGATATATCCAACGTCAGCCGTTGAAGCCAATGACTGTTCGCCGATTTATAGGTTAATAAGTGATTGGGTTGCGAATGGACGGCCAGCAAAGTACCCGATGATAAAAACAAACCCATTTCCCGCACTTCATATTCTAATTCCCCTTTAAAAACAGCCCCCAAACGTAACTGAGTCGGACTTAATTCCTCATAATCTAGGATTTCGACACGTTGCCGCTCATTGACTAAACGGGTTTGATTGGGCTGTGGCGTATAACTTTTATCGCCCCCGGCCATATGGGTAATGGTGGCTTTAATCCCCGCGTGTTTAGCACTGATTAATTCCGCCAGACCGGCTTGGGTAAATTGCAGAATAGGATCACTCATGGTAATTGGACGCCCATCGTTAAATCATTAATGTGGTAACCCCGACATGCGGCCGCAAGCACTGGTTTCACCGTTAGCGCCTGATGGGGTAACTGGTTGGTTAGGGTGTCATGGCTATGCGTGTTCACCTGATAGCCAACACTCGCTGTATTCAGTGACTGCTGCAAACGGGGTGCTTGTAGAATGGCACTTTGGTAGGTTTGATCGCTGGTCTGAAGACCACGCTGTTGGATACCACTGACATAAAAGCGTGTATCCAAATTTAAGGTTAAACTCAGCTGGAAATGATCGCGCAGGCTTTTTACCTGGTGGATCAGTTTCTCCATACGCTTAATAGTGTCCTTACTGGCAGGTACACCACGCCGTCGCCAAGCCATCACTTCAAAATGGTACGGCTCGCCTACAGGATCGAGTTCATACCAAGCCCGGATATCACTCTCATAGCCCAAGGCATCCAACACCAGACGGATACTCTTGCGGGTACCTTTAATAAGATGGGTTTCAATCGAGGACTTAATCACCTGGCGTTTAATGTCGCTGGTCCAGTTTTCATCCCATTCATCCACTGATAACGCCCAGGCTAACCAGGGTAAAAGCAGTTCAGGGCATACATCCGGTTTCCAAATAATATCGGGACGTGCCGGAATCACCGACACACGCGCACAGCTGCCTTCTAACGCACGTTCAAAGGGCGAAGCATTACTGGGCAGTAAAGACATTGAGTTTTTTTTAGTACGGGAGGATATAGTTTAGGAGGTAAAATTAAGCCGTAAAATTCAGTGCAATTTTAGTGTGTTTAGGCGCTTGCCATTGCTCGGTGACAATATCGCTGGTGGGTAATTTCAATTCCACCCGGTGTACACCACCGGTATGCAGCGCATCATAAATACCCGAGATAGCCACCGTTTTACCCAAGGCAAAACACTGCGCTAAATAGCGGTTTAACTGTTTTTCGACTTCGTGTTGAATCGCATCTTTTGAAGGGCCATGAAAGACATGCACATCCGCTTCAATGTGGTAAGGAATGATCTCAGCTCTTCGAATAATCACTTTATCCGTCAATGGTCGGATATCTTCACGGTTTAACGTGGCGTCTAAAGCCTGCTTAATTTCCTGGTCAAGCGCCGTGTTGACTTCACTACGCGGTAAATAACAAACCGTGACTTCTCCCGGCTTTAGCGAATAAGGCATCACGTCCAGTATTTGATCATGGGCTTTGCTGGCATGGAATAAATACGCCCCTTCAGGGCCTGCGGTAGAATAGCCTTCAGGCCCTAGCTGAATACGTCGCCTAAATTCATCATCACTTTCCATGACGGCGGGGATAGGTCGATTATCCTTAATTTCAGCAGACTTAATCATTTTACGCTTTACCCCATAATTGGCACCGATATGATCGAGATCTGCGCCTTGGGCATAGGCTAATAGCAGAGACTGAGCACGCTCATTAAATTGCTGACGAATGAGTAACTCACGATAGGCCGAGATTTCGAGGATTTTATAAGCCGGATCGGATTCCACGAGTGCGGTAAAACCATAGCTTTTTAATTGATCAAGCATCGTATTAAAAATGCTTTCGTAATCCAGTTGCTCGATCACCTCCGGTGCGGGTAACTGGGATAAATCAATTGCGGTATATTCGCTCATAATGTAATACCGTCCATGATAATGGGATTACCATCGGGTAAATAAATACCCTCTAAATAAATCGTTATCTTGCCAGGTTCTGCTCGGCTAGGCGCGGCCTTGGTAAGCTTAAAACGAGGCTCCCAACGGGCTAAGGCTTCAGCGGTAGCGGCAATTAACTCTAAGCGTAAAGCTCCATTTAACGGTTCATCGATTAACTCAGGCAAGCGACTGCCATACTCACGCCGCATGACACGATTGCCAATGCGGGTGGTTAGAATATCAGTAATCGATTGCTTAAGGTGGTCAATGCCGAAAAGGGTTTGGCCTGTTTGGTTGTTTATACCATGCATAATATATGAAGCTTAGCCTATTTGATTGAGTTATTAATAACTCCCTTCTAGACCATTTTCTTTAATGTATTTTTCTGCACACTTTTTCCAGAAAGCTGCTTTTTTACTATCTATTATACTTTTATATTCTATTCTTTGATTATTCGGAAAATCATGAATAATACTTAAACCATATTTATGTGCTGCATAGATAGAAAAAGCATATCCAGCACGTGTTAGCTCATCATCCTCTTCATTGTAATTATGTATTAATGCCTCTAGTGCCCACATTTCCATTTGCATTGCTCTATCAGTTTCTTTTTTGCATAAATTATATTTGTTATCATTCAGCATTAAGCAAAATCCCGTTTCAAACCGAGAAGTTATATTTAGTTTTAAACATGCGCCAGCATTATGATTTTTACATGCTGACTCATAGAGCTGAATGCCTTTTTTTGATGCGTTAGAATAAAGAAATGAATGAAAGTGGTCTAAATACGTCAAAGTGTCACTTTTAAGTGCATTTGGGTTGTCTTTCATGTATTTATAAAAGCCCATTCTACCCTCAGCATAATATAGGGTACCTAATAATCTCTCAGCTTCAGGGTCATAATCCACAAACTTTGAAGAGATACTTTTTAATAAAGATAGCCTTTGTTTATATTTCTTTACATCAAGCTCTTTTGCATAAAATTCAAAGTATGAAAACACATCACGACTCTCATACATTTTAGAAAGTACCGTGGCATCAATCTCAATTAAGTGGTCATATTTTTCTTGAACGGATGCAGTAGAATCTAAAAGCGCCCAATCAAAGCCTAGTTCTTCACCCTTTGCCAAGCTTGCTACAAAAAGCAAGCATGCAAGTAGAACCGATCTCATTATCATTTCCCCAGAAAACAACATAAAAAAAGAGCTATTGTAACCCTCAAACCTGCTATTGTCTTGGTTTAGGTGGCGTATGGTGTTGATCTAAATGGCTGTTATAAATGGCACGATCTGCCGCCATACTGCGGGTTTTATCGGTAATATCGCCAGTGGCTTTGATTTTACCTGTTACATGCAGATCACCAATCATGTTGATGCCTGCCGGCGAATGTAGGGTACAAGTACCACCCTCAGGTAAATGAATATCATAATGGTGCTGTTCGCGGTTATATTGAATCTGCGCCCCATCTTTGTAATAACTGCCTGATACTTCAGGTGTCTTATTCGGAGCAGAATAGTTATCTTGATAGACAGCGGGCAAAATAAACCCTTGGGCTAACTCACCACAAGGTGATAACACCACCACTTGCTCACCTGCTTCGGGTGCCCACCAAGACCGATCATGGCTGGCTCTCGCTGTTAACCAGGGTAGCCAATCCGTCGTTAGCTGGTCCATTTGTACCCGTGCGCGGGCGCGATCATAGTCCACTTGCCTTATAATGCCTGGTCGAATCAGGTTTTTAACCAGGCGAATCAGTTCTTCGGTATTAAATAGGTTCGTATTCGGGTTCATGGGCTTTGCCTGTCTTGGGTTCATGGCTGGCTAATACGGTTTTCGGTGGTTCGCCATCATCGTCCCAAATGGACTCACCGATATAAAAAGACTGTTGCCAGGTCACTTCCCAGCTTTCATAACCTTCCGTATCGGGATTAAATAACGCCGGCATCGCTTGGATATGCTCGGGTAAGCACACCACATTATTTAATCCCCATAACCCAGTTTCAGGCTGGTTTAACAGGTCCATCACTTCACAGGCCAGATAACGAATTTTAATAGCAAGGTTATCGGTGCTATTGCCCAGCACAATATAACTAAACCAATCAGCGTTAATGAGCTGACGACCATCACCGGGATTTTCACCCACTTCCATCTGATGCATCCCCAAATAAATCCCCGGTGATTGCAGACATTTACCCGGATTATACGCATGCACAAACTTAAGTCGGTCACTGAAATGATGTTTAAATGTTTTCACCATGGCTTGGTGAATGATTTCAACAGGACTGTTTTTATTCATGATGTAAGGCGTAATTCAGTTCTTGTTCCAATAGTGTGATCAGCCGCTGTTGGCCACGTTTCAGGATTTGGATAACGACAGGTTTAGCCACCGGTTCAATGGCTTGTGTTTGGTAAACTAAGGGTAAACGTTCCTTACCTTCCCGTTTAAAGGCCGCATTATTCGCATTAATCATGAACGCATCATGACGAAAGTGTTGACCGGCTTTAACACCACCCGCGACTTCTTTAACCTTACCAAAGTAACCTAAACCGACAGGGGCAATACCTAGCCAAACCTTAATTTTACCTTCAGCATACACTGTGGTGACATGCACGCGGTGTTTCTTAAAAAGATTGCGCTTCACGCCAGAAGCATCAACAACTGCTTGAATTAATAACCGTTCGATAAATGCCGTGTATTTACGTTGTGCGCGCTTAATCGCCCGTTTAACGTCCACATGCGTTTGATCTAACCCCATTAAGACTTCATTGAGCGAGTCATGGATATCAACGGAGACTTTCATTCAAACTCTCTGCCGCTATTAGACGATTCATAAGGGGATAATTTAATGATGGCCATGCCCGTATCTTTTTTTAACGGTGGCCAGTTGAGATGATAAGGCTGCTCATCGATTACCACATATTCATGGTGCTCAAGCGTGGTTAAGTCGCTCGTAGTCACATGTAATTCAGGCGTCGCATAATTTAACGGGATTTTATTCAGCTTGCCTTCCTGGTCGCGCCAATAAAAAATACCAGTAATGGTCTGGCCATCCCCTAAATAAATTGGACGGCCATACATCGCCATGCGCTCTTGATTCAGCGCTTGCTGCAGGCTTTGGAATGCACTCATGGTTTATTTTAAAACGCCAGTTAATAACGCTGAGCCATTGGGGCGAGCAGGCACCACCAGGGGTGCAGATTGGGTCATCACATATTCCACAGACGGATCTTCCTGCACCCAGGATTTAGGGAAGGTACGCATAGGCCGTAATACTTTGACATCCATAATCGCGCCAAAACACTGCACACCTTCCACATCACCCACGGGCATCACCACACCTTCAGGTAAAAACGGCTGCATGTTGCCTGCATCATCCTGATACTGACGACTGTCGCAGTGTAGTTTTAACCGTCCACCACCCAGAGAACCCACAAACACCACATCATCTGCAGCGGTTTGGGGTCCACGATCGATAGTGGCATTAGTGCCGGCAACCTGGGTATCCAGCTGGTCCCGTATTTGTTTATTTTTCCGCATGCATTTCCACACGGCAGGCCCAAAATAAATATCCTTGGCTTGTGAGCCACCCGGCACTGAAGCCATGGTTACACTGGATTCCTCGAGGTCATCGACAATAAGGGCATCCTCATCCGTCCACGGTTTTTTAACCTTAATGGTCAGCGCACTATTTCGACCATAATTGACTTCGCATTTAGGATAGTTTTCACCACTGATGGTGACTTTGCCATACAATAAACTTTGCACGGCCATCCACTCCAGACGGTTATCAATCGCTTCGGCCTGTTGGATAAATAATTCCATTTTATAAATATTCTCGACTTTGGCCATTTAGAAGCTAAGGCATTGCAGGTAAAGCAATACTGTTAGTGGTTATAACCTGAATTAACTCATGTCTAATGAAAACCATGATATGAATTAATTCTAACCCGTTGTTTCTAATAGCTTATTTTTAGCCGTCATGTGTATTCAATAATGGCCAAAGCCGAGAAATATTGTAACGCTGTGCTGGCGATAAACTGCCTAAATAGGCTTCACCGACACGGCGTTTCATCATCGGTTGCGGTTTAACGGCATTTTTCGGTTTGATATACGCCGGCTTAAAGCTTTTCACTTCATAACCTTGATCCGGTAGTGGTCTACCTTCCAACATCGGTGATACAAACGGCGCAAGTCGTCGTTCACCAAACACTAATTCAAAATTAATTTGCTCTTCCTGTGATTCATAAATCGAGGAAAAGTATTTATTTAAATAATACGGAAACGGTTTTTTCTTGAATTCGATCGTACGCACCAGCGTAATCGTATCGCGGTCGATATTAATGGTCATGGCGATTGATACCTATAAAATAGCTGTGTGAGGGCTGCTTAGAAAGGAGGGAGAGAACAAGTGTGAAAAATAATTATTTATGTATAGCTAGGTGTTTTTAAAAATATCCCACGCACACGAAAAGGCTGGGTAATGGTTTGTTCAGTGTGTCCATTACCTAAATGTAGGGCAGCCGGGTTAAAGCAACCGGAGGCATACACACCTGTAGATTGTGCATGGCTTTTCGCATCCACGGCGTACGCTAAAATACAATCCGGTACCTGACTCCCATCCGTTGCCGCCGCATCCGATAGCACAAACTCACCTTGATCATTACGACCTAATACCGCATTCGCGGGCAGTTGCTGGCCTTTGGCAATGGTGACGGTCATGGTGTTGACCTTGGTTTCCCCTGTCATTAAGGGCACGAGAGGCTGAACGGAATAATGATTACTAGCGGCATGCATGGCTGTTATCTCCTGCAATTAAGTTAAAGTCGGCCAACATTTGTTGAACGTCAGACTTGGCCTCTTCTGACGTTTTAGGGGTGGCTTCCGATGGAATATTCGGGTGCTGGTCGTTATTCATGTGTTGGGTAAAGGCGCTTTCTGTGGTGTTTTCTTTTTTCGGTGTAACCGCTTCTGCCTTGGGTAACGTCTCCAATAAGGCTTTAGCATCCTCTGCGGCCATTCCGGATTTAACCAGATGTATTGCCGTGGTCATTCGGCCTTCAGCGGCATCACACTGCAAAATACTTAAGCAGCGTTCCCGCTCTTGCTGGATTGCATTGGCTTTAATGGCATCGGTATCAACGGGTTCTACGGCAGGTTGTGTGCTTTTTGCTTGGGGTTCAGTGGTGGTGGTCATAATGGCCCTTGTATCGTTCAGGTGGTGGGTAAATACTGCTAACGCTTGGCTAGCGGGTAAGATCTGGTCAATTAAGCCCATTTCTTTAGCTTGTTTGGAGGAGTAAATAGCAGCTTCTGTTTTACGTATCGCACTCGTCTCTAACTGACGATTTCTTGCTACCGTATCGACAAATAGCGTGTACAGTGAATCGATTTCTTGTTGAAAACGTTCTTTTACACCATCAGGTAATGGTTGATAGGCATTACCATCGGCTTTATGCGCACCAGCATGGATAAAGGTGACATGAATACCCAGCTTTTCGTGAGCTTTGCTTTGATCGACATGGGCCATGATCACGCCAATACTGCCCGTTTGTGCGGTTCTCGGGGCAATGACATGGTTAGCGCCTGAGGCAATGGCATAGGCGGCACTGGTTGCCTGTTCATCCACTAACGCCCAAATGGGTTTAATCTGACGTGCTTCGTAAACCGCATCGGCCAAATCCATGCAGCCATTAGCACTGCCCCCAGGGCTATTAATGTCCAGTAAAATACCCCGCACGTCGTCATCTTCTAAGGCGGTATCTAACTTGGTTTGAATGCCATCGTAACCCGTCATCCCACTATACGGATTTAAATAGCCATAACGGTGAGTTAATGTGCCTTCAACAGGAATTACCGCAATGCCATCCTGAATTTGGTAAAGCTTTCGTTCACGGGCTTGATAATTAGCAGCACTGGCTTTTAAATCGGCCAGCAATAACTGCTCACCATCGGCTAACGTTAAGCTCTGTAACTTAAGCCGTTCAGCCAAGGCCCCAAAAAAAATCCGGGCATAACCCGGATTCATTAATAATGGTTTATTGATTAATTCATCAAAGATCATTCTGCTGTGGCCTTGTTAACAGCTGGATTAGAATTTGGGCTGGGAGGCGACAAACCGTACGCTTTTAATTCTTGGGCTTCTCGTTGCCGTTGCTCTAATACTTCCTGATAATCTTTACCCAGCATCATGCAAAGCTCTTCGAAGGTAATTGCACCCAGAGCATATAATCTTTCCAGGCGTTCCACCTCTTTTACGCCATCAATATGGGTTTGGCCTTGGGCGATCCAATAACAGCGCGTCCAGGCGGATGGATTTTGATAAAAGTTAGCGTTCCCCGGTAATTCAATCACGCCCTTATTAATCATTTCTTCCAGCCATAGCGCATAAATCTGCTGACAAAAACGGGCTGGAATAATATGCCGTACACTTAAAAAGAATTTCCAGCTTTCTAACATACTGGCCCGGGCACTGGAATAATTGGTTTTACTAAAATCCCTACTTAATTGTTCAAAACTGATATTTAAACTGGCTGCAATATGACGTAATAAGGTGTCTTCGAAGTTTTCAAAATACGGATTAGATTTAGCCGTTTTTAATTCGAGTTTTTCATTAGGAAATAAATGCGGAATGCGCGCACCGTTATAACTCGATTCCGAAGTTTTTTTAGGTTGACAAAGCTGTATATTTATTCAAGCTGCCATTCGGTGCTGTAATGAAGGCGTCGGCTCTTGCCTACCAAGATCTAAACCCGCCAAATGTTTTTTCGAGTTACGCTCGGGTAATACTTTTTTTAAAGCCTTTGTAAAAGCTATCAGCTCTTTTTGTGGTTCATCCGCCATTACGATTTCTTGTACGGTTTTTATCAGGGCTTCAACTTTGAGACGTTCAGTTAGACAGCCAACAGGCAACCCGGGCTGTTTGTTTTCAAG